TTCTCTACTATAGAGAGGGGTGAAAAGTACATCACCATACAGCATGATGAAACTGGGCTTGTAGTGGCTTATACGAGTGAAGAAAGATTGAACGTAAAAATGAATTAAGAATGAAGAATGTATTAGAATCTTTGAAAGACAGTGTCAAGAGTGGCAAAATTACAATCAGAGAGGCAGCTATAAAACTGCATAAAGCAGGGTGGACGAGTTTTGTAGACGTGGATAAAACGAAACAATTACTTGAATTATGAACTCAATAAATGTAAACGGTTGCAGCGTATGCCAGCCCGGCAAAGAGAATTACACTACCTACAACACCAGGTTGAGAGGTAAAAGAGTGAGAATGTACCAGTACGATTACCGTACTGAAAGTGGTGAACTCTTTGCTTGTTGTGCGCCTACCTTAGAGGCGTGTAGAGAAAGACGGGATAAATGGCTTAGTTCACGACAATAAGCCGATTGTCGTGTATAACGATTGAAGATATTTCGTTATCTTTGGTTGTGGTAGTACCTTTGGGGTACTATCGCGGGGTGTAGCAGTGGTAGCTTTTCACTTTGACTTGGTGAAGGTCGGTTGTTCGATTCAGCCCCCCGCAACTATTGAGTATTAATTAAAAAAATGACACGATTATGAATGTATTAACATTACAGATTAAAAAAGATAGTTTTCAATCTATCTTAAAAGGTGAACAAGACATAGAACATAGATATGTTTACCCCTCAAATGTTACAAGATATGTATATTTTGAACACGATGGCAAAAGATACAAACGGCAAGAAGATATACCAAATGATGATAAGGATGTGGATGTAGTACCAATAAAGTATGACGCTTTGGTTCTTATAAATGGCAGACGAAAAGATGCGCCACGTCTTACGGTGGAGGTTAAGAGTGCTGAATTTATCATTTTTACAGATGAAGATGGTAACGACCAAGTATTTGAAGAAAACGGCAAAGAATATCTTGTTTGCCAAGTATGGTATCATTTGGGTAAGATACTTAGTACAGATAATGTTTGATTGTTTAATTTTAAAATTTATTAGCTGAGTCGGTAGTACAAGGAGAAGAATTAACAGAACAATGGGACCGCGCCGTAATATGAACGGTGCAGGGGCTGGTGGTAGATTGGTTGCCAGACGTGGCGGTGAAGCTGGTACAACGCAGTTAGGAAATAGAGACCAAAGACGGTATGACTTACGTGTTGCCTTTGGGGTTCGTGGAGCAAATGGTTCAAATGGTTAGCCTATGAACAAGTATGCCCTTACAATGCAGATAATACGCAGTGTTCGTGATAAAACGGACACTGCTGTGTTGTTTTATTCAGCCGGTGGTAAAGACGGTATAGCTTTATTGGATATGCTTGCAGGTGTATTTGATAAGGTTATATGCTATTATATGTACCTCATACCAAATTTAGACCATGTGCAGCCTTATATCAAATGGGCAGAAAATCATTACAAAAATGTAGAAGTACGCAAAATTAGACATTTTCAGCGTGACTATTACGATTTCTGGGGCTTTTTTCGTGAACCAGATAGTTCTATAAAGCCGAGAAAGATTGGTGAAATAGAACAATTTGTAAGAGAAGAGACAGGCGTCATGTACGGATTCAGCGGAATGAAAGGCGTAGATGGCTATATGAAACGGATGCGCTTAAAGAAGTTTGCTAAAACCGGCTATGTAACAGATAAAGGCATGGTTTATCCTCTTGCATTGTGGACAAACAAAGAAGTGCTTCAATATATTAGGCAAAGTGGATTGATACAACCTTTTATCTATGATGCAAACGCTATAAGTCAAGGATTTACTATTGATTTAAATACGATGCTATTAATGCGTAGTAAATATCCCAATGATTATAAACGCATTTTGAAAGAGTTCCCATATTCCGAAAAATTAATATTCGATTATGAAAGAGAACAAAATAACTCAACCGGAAAGTAGAGAAATACAGCGGAGTGATATAAACTTCGCTAACTACAATCCTCGCAAAATAACACAAGAAGCAAGAAAGAACCTGAAAGCAAACCTAAAGCGTGTAGGGTTGCTTGGTGGTATCGTATGGAATGAGGTTACTGGCAACCTTGTTTCTGGTCATCAACGTATTTCAGTGATAGATGAAGTAAATAAATACAATCCTGGCACGAGAACTAATGATTATTTGATTCGTGTTGAAGTAGTTCACATGGACGAAAAAACTGAAAAAGAGCAGAATATCTTTATGAATAACAGAAGCGTACAAGGCGATTTTGATTCAGATATGTTAAAAGATATGCTTGATGGAATTGATTATAGCCTTGCCGGACTGAATGACTTCGATTTGAATATGCTTGGAATTGGTGATTTGGACTTTTCTATTAACGATGATATTTGGAGAAAGGAAGATATATTGGACGATTCATTATCAGCCATAGATGAAGCTACTAAAGAAGGTAAAGAGAATAAAGACATTAACCGTTCCAATAATTTTTATGAGGATTCAAAAGAAAATCAAATTGTACGTCACAATGAAGTGCAAAAGATAAAAGACAGAATTAGCAACCAAAATAGCTTTGAAAAGGATAACGGAATGTTAAGCTATGTCGTGCTGTCTTTTAATAGCCCAACAGAAAGGGCTAATTTCATGAAGATGTTCGGTTATGGATTTGAAGAACGATACATTGATGGAAAAGAATTTATGGATAGAATAGAATTTGGGGTAGAATAATGGCGAACGAACAGAATTTAACGCAGAAAGGCAAACGCATTAGCACAGAGAGAGCGCAGGAACTCGCAAGACTTTCGGCTGAATCGAGAAGACAGAAAAAGGAACTTGTGAAAACCGCAAGAGAGTTTGCCATTGCTGCGTTGAATGCTGAAACTACAGATGATAAAGGTCGGAAATACATTGTAAAGGATGCCATGATAAAAAAACTCATAGCGAAAGCTGTGGGTGATGCGGATTTGAACGCTATAAGGTATTTATTAGAACTTATCGGTGAATCTCCTGCTGATGAAAACCAAAAGATTGCAAATGCTGATATTCCAACAGACATAGAGCATGGCATCAACATTGATTCCTGGATTAAAGACAAGCTAAAATGATAGTACCTCAAGAAATTTACCATCCATTATACGAGGATAAGGAAAAATTTATAATTCTTATTACCGGTGGGCGTGGTTCGGGAAAGTCTTTCAATGCTTCTACCTTTATTGAGCGGTTGACTTTTGAAATGACTCCCGTAGAGAAAATAGTTCATCAGATTCTTTACACCCGTTACACGATGGTTTCTGCCGGTATGTCTATCATCCCCGAAATGATGGAGAAGATAGATTTGGACGGTACCACGAAATATTTCAAGACCACAAAGACGGACATAGTCAATAAGATGACTAAGAGCCGTATCATGTTCCGGGGTCTCAAGACTTCTTCCGGAAACCAGACAGCAAAACTGAAATCCATTCAAGGCATTACGACTTTTGTCTGCGATGAAGCGGAAGAGTGGATAAGCGAAGATGAGTTCGACAAGATAATGCTCTCCATTCGCAAGAAGGGTATTCAGAACCGAATTATCATTATAATGAACCCATGCGATTCCAATCACTTCATCTACAAGAAATACATTGAGAAAACTCACAAGCTGGTAGAGATTGACGGTGTGCAGGTTCAGATTTCCACTCATCCGAATGTGCTCCACATTCATACGACTTACTTTGATAATTTGGAGAATCTTTCACCGGAGTTTCTAAAAGAGGTAGAGGATATAAAGGTGAGTAATCCTGAAAAGTATGCTCATGTGGTTATCGGTCGCTGGGCTGACGTTGCAGAAGGTGCGGTGTTCAAGAAATGGGGAATAGTGAAAGAGTTCCCTTCTTACGCCAAGAAGGTGGCTCTTGCTTCCGATTGGGGTTACACAAATGACCCGTCAACTGGCGTTCGCTGTGGAATTGTCGATAACAGGCTTTATGTGGATGAGTTATTCTACGAAACAGGGATGCTTACAAATGCCATTGCGCAAAAACTCAAGCCGTGGGGATTGAAAGTTTACGGGGATAGCGCAGACCCTCGTTTGATACAGGAAATCAAGAACAGAGGTGTGAATATCTATCCGGTAGATAAGTTCCCCGGCTCTATTAATGCAGGCATTGACAAGATAAAAGAAATGGAATTGTTTGTCACAGAACGCTCATATCACATTATAGAAGAACTTCGTAAATACGTTTGGGATAAAGATAAGGACGGGCATTATATCAACTCTCCCGTTGATGCTTGGAATCACTGCATCGACCCGATAAGGTATTATATCTTGGGGCATATACTTGGGCGTATTCAGAAGCCGAAAGATTTAACAGGAATATTCACACATTAAAAATATAAACTAT